CCGGCCGTAATGCCGGACGTGCGGCCCGCCCGCGATGACCGTCTTGCCAGGCCACCGCATTTTGATCGCACACGCCAGGTCGTCCGCCTCGGCCCGCTGCGGGGTCATCACCGACACGCCCACCACGTCGGCATCAGCGAAGTCATCAGCACCGCTGTAGTCGTCGACCACGGCGACCTCGACGTCGGGCAACCCGGCTTTCACCGCTGACTTCAGGTACAGAAGACCCAGAGGCGGGTAGATGCGGTCGCTGTCAAGGAAAGGTGAACGGCACGAAACCAGTGTCAGCTTCACGTCCCTCACCGTCCTTCGCGGGGATAGGGATGATGCCGAGACCGAAGAACGGCCTGCCCTCAGCCGGTGCGGGCCGGTCAGTCTGACTGGTCCACTTCAGCCCGCGTTCCTTGCAGTACACGCCGATCGCCTCAGCGACCGGGTACTCAGGGCCGTTGACGTCTTCGTGTGCACCCGGTTCGCCGTAGGCGACCATCTGCCCGATGGTCAGTTCCACGTCGTGCATCAGGATCACTCCGCCCGGCCTGACCCGATGACCGAACCTGCGCAGCTCAGCCAGCGTGTGCTCATACCGGTGGGATGTGTCGATGAACAAGATGTCCAGCTCACCGGGGATGAAACGGGCCGCTTCTTCGCTCATGTCGTCAGCGGACAGGAAATCCCACAGCCCGCATGCTGCCCACTCGTTCGTCGAAGGGCCCATGTCGACAGACCACACATGCCCGCCGCTGGCCGCAGCCCCCGCCAGGAACGCCGAGGTTGACTCGCCCGTGCGCGTGCCCAGCTCGGCTATCACCGGTGCGCTGTAAGAACGGGCCGCCTGCCGAAGAATCGGCATCTGCTCCTGGATGTCCGACCACGCACCGAGCCTGGCCGCGTACCCTTCTTCGAGCCAGCGGAGCGTAGCCAGCGAGTAGGTGTCTTCCGCTCGCCACAGCGTGTACGGCTCATGGTAGAAAGGCTGGTCCACGGTCCCGCCAGCACCGGCCCGCCACGCCCCGCCGCCCTCGGCGTGCGTCGAGTCTGACTCGCAGCCGGTCAGGTCGGGGCGTTCCTGGTGGACGTAGATACCCGGGTGCACCAGTGCCCCCGCGTCCCTGCCCACGTACTCGAACCAGGTGTCCAGCGCGGGCAGCGGGGCGAGACGCCCGATCGCTGACAGCGCGTCGGCGTGCACCGCGGGGAAACAGGTCAGGCCCGGGTAGTTCCCGTTCAGGAACGCGATGCTGGCAGCGGGAAGTTCCCGCAGCATGTCGTCCCAGCCGCGGGTTTTCATGATCGCATCATCGGACCAAGTCGCCATGATCCACTCACCCGACGACCGGTTCATCAGCTCAGCCCAGTAGTGGCCCGAACGGACGTAACCGTACCTCTCCGGTGCCTGCCACACCACGTCAGCGTTCATCAGGGCCGCTGACAGGCCCGTCTCGATGTCATCCGGGTCGTGCGCGACCAGTATCTCTATCAGCTCCGGTCGTGCCGCTGTTGTCACCAGCGACTGGAGGGAAGCCTCCAGCTTGGCAGTCCTGTTCCGGGACGGTACCGTCACTGAGATGACCCCGCTGCGCCGCAGGGCCGGGGGGCGCAGGCGCAGCGGGATCATCGGCTCACTCACCGAACACCACCGGGGACGGGAGTGGCACGATGAACTTCCCCTGGTAGCCGCGTTTCCGCAGCGACACGATCAGGCTGTGCGCGATGTCCCAAGCCAGGATCAGCGCGTAAGGCGGCTGCTCGTCGAACAGCACCTGCTCATCCACGATCGGGACCTGCGTGCCAGGTATGACAGCGCCGATCTTGTCCGAACCCGCAACCTCACACGCGCACGTCAGGTACTTGCCGAGCCCGGCGAAGTTGACCAGCGGTGTCGCCCGGGTGGGTGCTGTCACCGCGTAGACAGGACCCGCCTTGACCGCCTCGTCCATCAGGGACGTGAGCTTGTTAACCATGCCCATCACGCGCACTTCCAGGTGCTGCTTCTCCTTCTGCACCACGGCGCGGAACGAACCGCCGTGCATCCCGATCCGGTTCCAGCTGACGATCATCAGGCCATGCCGGGCGAGCAGCAGGCCCAGCGAAGCGGGCGTGTAGAACCGCTGGTGCTCATGATAGATCGTGTCGATCTGGAGGCCCTCCACGACGTTGTACCAGTCCTGGTTGTCGATCAGGAACGTGCCGTGCCTGTCCAGGAGAACCTGTATCCCGTCGAGGAAGTCGTGCACGTCGTGGACGTGACCGAACACGTTCGACGCGACGATGACCTGCGCGCTGCCATGCGACTCGCGGATCTTCCCGGCCAGCTCAGCGTTGAAATATTCCTGCACGAACTGCACGCGGGGGTCGTCGCATTTCTTCACCTGGTCGGTCGGTTCGACCAGCAGCAGCTCCGCGTCGGGTGCTTCCACAGCGAGTGCTTTCAGCATCGTCCCGTCGTTACCGCCGATGTCAACGACAAGCGGCCTGTAATCCGCGTCCAGGGTGGGGTCAGACCAAAGCAGCGAATCCACGTACTCGGCTTGCGCAGCGAAATGCTCCCGCAGCGCCTTGGTGTTCCCGGTCGTATACGGGTAGTCCACGGGGAACACTTCGTCCCGCGGTGCGATAAAATCGAGCTGGACGAGGGTGCAGGTGGGGCATTCCACCAGGCGGAGCGGGTAACGCTTGTTCTCACGGCCGGGGACCGCCTGCGGGGTCGGCTGTACGCCCAGGTCAAGGACGTGGCGCAGACCCCCGGAGCCGCACGACTCGCAGTGGTAGACGGGCCCGTCAGCCATGATTCTCCCGGTACCAGGCGGCTGCGCGGGCGAGCCCCTCATCGAACGGGACCTTAGGGCCGTCGTAGCCGAGGCGCATCAGCTTGCCGATGTCAGGGAGCCGGCGGGACGGTGAGCCTTTCGGCAGGATCCCCGGTTCGATCTTGATCTCCCGGCCGTAGCATTCCGCCAGGCGGTAGGCCACGTCGGCGACAGTGTGCTCGTCCATGGTGCCCATGTGGTAGATCTCAGCCCCGGCAGGCGACTTCGCGAGCAGCAGCATGAACTGGTCGATGCAGTCGTCGATCCAGCAGAACGACCGGGTTTCCTCACCGCTGCCCTGGATCGGGAACGGAACCGGTGCTGATCCTCTGCCCCACTGGGGAAGCTCGTTGAACCGCTGGCAGAACTCGGGTATCACATGATGGGTGCCCATGTCCGGTCCGTAGATATTATGCGGGCGGACGATTATCAGCCGGTCCAGGATTCCTGTCCGCTGCCACGCCAGGGCAGCTAGCTCGCTGGCTATCTTCCCGCCACCGTAGGAGTAGCGGGGGTTCAGCGGGTCAGGAACGACCAGTGGCACGTTCTCCGGGGTGGGCCACACCGGGGGTGTCTCGTATGCCTCCGACGAGGACACCAGGACCAGCTCCCGGCAGCCTGTCGCCCGGCACGCTTCGAGGACATTCACGATCCCCCGCAGCGCCACGTCGAGGACCTGGCGTGGCTCGGAGTAGAAAGTCTGGGTTCCCTGCATGTAAGCAAGGTGGATGACCGACTCCGCACCCTGAGCTGCGACAAGGACCGCATCGGGGTTACGCACGTCGCCGTCGAAGACATCGCAGCGTTCCAGCCCGGCCAGGCGGCGGGAAGCACCCCGGGAGAAGTCATCCAGGACAGCTGTCTCGTGACCTTCCCTGCTGAGCCTTCGGGTCAGCGAAGACCCGATGAAACCGGCACCACCGGTGATCAGATATCTCACGGCGTCATACTAGCGTGCCGGGGCCGGAACCAACCGGGCGGGCAGTGCCTTTCCCGTACCCACCGTGGCCACGTGTCGTCTACGTCCACGGGTATCAGTTGGTCGGTGTAACCGAAATTCCCGAACGGGTTATGTCCCTCACGGTAGAACAGGTCGTCGCCGTTGCCGTGGTTCAGCGCGTCGTTGACCTCGGTGTGGCAGTGGGAATCCATCTTCGCCTGGATCCCCTGCTTGCCGCCCAGCCACGTCAGGTGGTGCCCAGTACCCGGCAGCTCCGGTCCTTTCGTCCACCCGTCGCGGCGCGCGGCGGCGAACGACGTGATACCGCCTACCGGGCGGGACACGGACGTTTTCAGCGGCCTGCCCCACAGCCAGTCGACCGCGAACATGCAGCACACCATCTCGAACACGCCCGGCTGCTGGTTCAGCACTGTTTCCAGCGCCTTGCCGTTCGGGATCTCATCGACGTCCGCGAGGATGATCCAGTCGCTATCTTCAGCGTCTGTCAAACCGCGTCCGATTGCTTCGCGCTGCACCGCTTCCTTATCCATCGGCGCGGCACCCGCAGGCAGGTCATCGACAACCACGTGGACGATCTGGTCCGACCAGGCCGAGAAGCGCTCCTTGTTCTCCGCGTAGAACAGCGGCTTGGGATGCCCCTGGTGGTCCAGGGTGGCCTCGACCAGGACGTGCGTGTACACCGGCCAGGAATCCATCTCCACCAGGCGGCATTCCAGCATGTCCAGTTCGTCGCGGAACAGGAACGTGTCGAAAATTCTCACCCGCGCCGCCACGCGTCGACCAGCGACCGGACCGTGCGGGTATCAGCTTGCCGCTGCCCGTTGTACCACATCTGATACGCCTGCCCGTCCGCGCCGTACCGTGAGCGGGCCTGCTCATACGTCGCGTCCATCGGTGCTGTCCCGAACGAAGGGTTGTAATGCTTGATCGTCACATCAGGCCGGTAAGACAGGCAGCATCCCTCCGAGATGTCCTTCCACACCAGGTCCGCGTAATAGTGAGTCATCATCGGCTGGAAAACCCACCCCAGCGCAGCGGTGATACTCGTGCTGATCACCACCGCCGTGGGCACTGCCTCACCGTGGACCGTGTCATCACCATAGGCGAAACCAGCCCCGCCCATATCCTCGATCGCACCGAGAAGCAGCGAATCCCAGCCGTGCGTCAGCGGCTCGTGGTCGTCACCGATCGAAGCGACCGCCCGGTAGCGTGACGAACGCTCCGCGGCTACCTTGTTCGTCCACCCGCCGCACGTATCCCGCGGCCCCTGCACATAGTCGAAACCGTGCTTCAACCGGTCATAGGAACTGTCGTCTTCGTCGATGCAGAACAGCAGGTCAGTCCGGGCGGTCGACCGGGCAGCGACAGCCTCAGCGATCCGCATGGCACCCTCGGGACGCCCCCGCGTGGGGGTGATGATCAGCAGGTCGCGCACGGCTCGGGACGCCAGCCACCCGCAGTGGCAGTCGCCGCAGATGAAGCCGTGCAGCAGCAGAAAACGGCCGCACCAGAAGCAGTAGCCCACACTGTGATCCCTGGCGTTTCCCGCTCCTGGTGCGGCTCAGATTGTCAGGTCTGCTTCCAGCCGGAACCGGACTCGAAATCACCGGTGGCGTTGCCGTTCATGTCACACGGGCCCGAGTTCGGGTCGACCGACTTCCAGCCGGCCACCGTGCCCTCGCTGGTCGCGTCGTACGGCTGGTAAGGCAGGCTCGGGGTCCCCTGGACGTGACCGCTGGTGTCAGGCACTGTATCCTCCTAATGCGTTTTCTTCCAGGCGGGCGGAGGCGGCGAGTAAGAAGCCCCGCTGTCCGGTGCGCCGTCATCCTTCGAGCGTGAATGCCACGGGCTGGGAGGCCCGGTAGGCACCTTGATGGACTCGACCACCGGAGGTTTGTGATCCAGTTCCTCACCGGTCAGGCTCGTCGCCGGTGAGGACGGCTGCCCGCCCTTGGCGGTCATCGCCAGCTCGTTGCTGACGATCTGGTTGCCGCCCTGCTGCGAGGTCGGGGTCAGGCAGTTCACAGTTCCGCCTGGCATCAGGTCAGAAAGGTCCTGCATGGTTCCTCCTACCTGGTCCGGTCGTCCTTGTAGTCGTGCCCGTTGTTCGAGTTGGCGTGGGTGGCCTTCTCCTGGCCAGGCGGGTACTGCACGGCCAGTGTGCTGCCGCCCTTAGCCGGTTCGGAACCGGGAGGGTACTGGCGGGCGACGTCGCTCATCCCCGCACCGACCTTCCGCCGCGCAGCACGCGGCCGCTGCCAGGCTGGAACTTGCCGCCCGGGACCGGCTCGTTGCCCTTGATGCCGGGGAGCTGAGGGCCGCCCGTCGCGTAACCCTGGCTGTTAGCCTCGGTCGACTCACCCGGGCCGCTCAGTGTCTCGCTGGACGACTCCATCTCGTACGTGCCGGTCATGAACGAACCGGGCCTGGTGTAGGTGACCGTGGAACCACCGCCACCGGTACCCGGCGACGTGGCAGTGCCCGGTGCGCCCGTGCTGTTGATAGCCGAGTCGGGGACGCCCGTCAGGCCGTCGACGAGCTGGCCTGCGACTACGGTCGGGTCGTTGGAATCGCCGCCACCGCCGCTCGTGCCGGGAGCACCCGTACCGGTGGGAAGAGGACCACCGAAGATGCCACCGTCACTCGCCGGTGGGTACTGGCCCGGCTCGGTCGTCGGGTCGTTGCCGCCACGGGTGCCCGAGTAGGCATCTGACTGGCCGCCGCTGTATGGCTTCTGCGACGGCTGGTTAGTACCGGCCATGTCTGGCTCCTTACCTCATTACCTTGTAACTGGCCGCACCGGCGGGGCCCGCATTCCCGCCGGTGCCGCCAGAGCTACTGCCCCTGGCTTGGCAGGCCCAACCTCGCCATGCCGAACTTGCTAGCGACAGGTGAGCAGCGCGGGCACTGCATGGTGGAACCGTCTGCGCTGTCCGAGCTGATGAAAGTCCCAGGCAGCGCGTAGTGCCCGCACGACAGGCGGGGAAGATCCCCCGTCTGCTGGCAGCGAGGGCAGATGACCTGGCCCGTGCGCAACCGCAAGACGTCAGCGTGAGCGCCGATCCGGCGACCGCAGGACGTGCAGCGTTCTGCGGTCGCCGGGTCAGCTAGCTTCAGCTTCCGCCGGTTGCTCACGGTTCAGGATGCAGCGCCGACGTACAGCTTGATCGCCCCGGTGCGGTCGACCAGTGTCCCGTCACCGCGAAGGATCGCGCGGAACGTCACGAGGTCGGTGCCGAAAGCGAAGTCGTCGGAACGCTCGAAGCGGACCCCGCCGACTAGCCGCACGAAGTACTGCGAGAAGTCACCGAAAGCGATGGCCTTCGCCGACAGGCCCTGCGCGGGCATGAACGGGTCAGCGACCAGCGGCTTGCCAAGCAGGAGGTCGGGCGAGCCGAGCACCGCGGAAGGCTCCCAGATGGGACGCCCCGTGGTGTCGGTGATCTTGCGGAACCCGCCGATGGTCTTGTCGGCCGCGAGCCAGTAGCAGCTGCGGGACTGGCGGTACGGCGCGATGACGCTGTACTCCAGGTCTACCAGGTTCGCGTACGACGGGGCGCCGGAAACACCGGTCGTCGCACCGGTGACGCCGGTCGTGGCGGTTGACACGATACCCGCGGGCTGCGAGGTACCGGAGCCGTTCACGAGGTCGTTGCCGAACGCGTTACCCAGAGCGCGTCCGGCCTGCATCGCGAGGTACCCCAGAAGGTCCACGGCGGTGTCGTCGATCAGCTCGCGGGCGACCTGCAAGAGAATGCCATACTTGTAGGCCGACAGCGGCTGCATGGAGAACGTCGGGTCAGACGTCGGGATAGCGCCCGCCTGCGCCGCGGAGGCGGCGGTGGAGTGCGCGGTGGTCTTCGGCACCTGGAGCGTCTCGCCGCCACCGGTGTTCAGGACCGTGGGACCGCACTGCATCACGCCGCTGACCTCAATGAGGTGCGCGATGAGCTGGTCGTAGAAGTCGGTCGGGATGATCGACGATGCGGTGCCCGTGGTCACCAGGGTCCGGTAGTTGACAGGCCCGGATGCCTGACGGCGGATTTCCAGCGTGCGGGGAGCCCCGTCCTCGCCGCGAGCCCACTTGCGGACCTCAGCGGCTATGTCGGACTGGCGCTGCTCGCCGCCACCGCTCTCACGCGGGCGACCCTCAAGGTCGTTGAACGCGTCGTCTGCGGCCTTGGCCCGCTTCTCGGTGTCAAGCACCGCACCGATGCGCTGGTCGAGAGTGCGCATCTCTTCCTGCATCGCGTCCCACTTGCCCTGCTCCTCAGGGGTGAAAGCGCGGTTCTCGGCGGCTGCGTCCTCAGCGATCTTCTTCGCGTCGTTCCAGACGTTCAGCCGGCGGTCGCGAAGGCGCTTAGCGACCTCACTAGCCATTCCTGGCCCTCCTGACTACTACGGACGGATCTGTGATAGAACCGGCTCCGTCCGCACCCAGGAGGGTGGCTACGGCCTCGGTGGCAACTATTAAATTATCTTACTTACCGCACATGCGACAAGTCTTCGCGAAGTAAGGATTGAGGTGCCCGCAGTCCGGGCACTTCCACTTACTTCTCGTCCTCACCCTGCTCACCCTCGGGTATCGAACCACCAGGGTTAGGGCTTCCCTCGTATTCCCTATCGGCGAACCTGATCCCCTCGGACTTCAGCTTGCCGTCCTCATCCAGGGGGCTTTCCTCGTTCGCCGGTCCGGGGGTGCTCACTGGTCCGCGT